TTAGAATGTGACAATAGATAATCTAATATATAACTTTGTATTATCTTTGCCTTTAATAACTATAGGTTCATACCTATTATCAAATAAAGTATATGAGGTTTCACCGGCACGTTTTCCGGTTTTTGATTGCCACGCTCTGGCGTAGCACTCGCCCAAGTTACGCAAGACGGTATTTCCGATTTTGATATCTTTCCCGTCAATTAGTTTGGCGTTGGCCTTGATTGCATCAGGAATGACGGCATCGGGTGAGCCGAGAACAAGCTCCAATTCGTCTTTGCGGTGTTCTGGTGTCTTGTCTGTTGGCGTGACGTTTGCGACTCTGTTCTGTGTTGTGTTGTTGTTGTTCATTTTTTTTATCTCCCATTTACTCGCGTTTTGTTTTCGGCCTGATTGCATGGGCTAGGCCGTTATGCCCTTTTTGACATTTTCTTCAGCGTCGACCAGCGTCGACTCACTCGGCGAGATAACAGCCCCGCCTTGCTGCCACGGATATGGCATGGAATGACACAATATCCCACGCAAAAGATTTCGATTCGTGCCTGAATCCCTGATGATAACCCCGTCGGACGTGATTAGCTGCATGGTATCCCCCTACTCAATTTTTAGTATGTTTACTAAGTTAGTAATGATTAGCTATTCCGGCCAAGTTGGTTGGCCGTTCCCCGTGTTTCGGTTCAAAGCCTGTCATTTTCAACGTTCCGACGCTGACGGAGCCCAAGTCAATGAAACCAAACAACTTGCGGAAGTGTAGTGTGTCAAGAGAATTTTTTCCGTCCGTCGAGCCTGGCTCAATCATTACCAGACTAGTCAACATTCGAGAGCCAACACGCCCGACGGGAAGCTAGACGACGACTCGTCGAGGGTTTTTTGAGTTATCCACAACCGCACAAACGAGTGTATAAAAAACTCAACAGGTGTCGAATTTTTTCAACTGTGAATAACCTGTGGAAAAGCTGTGGATAAGTGGTTTCCCCCCTTGCCGGTCTCGTCGGGATCGGATGGCAACCTCGACTTACATAATACAAAAAATCCGTTGAATCACCTAAATCCTTGTCACGGAACAACTTAAAAAATTTTTTAAAATTTTCTGGAAAATGTGTTGACTTTTTCCAACAAGTGTTGTATTTCTTAAACAGGAGACTTGTGCGCAATGGCCGATACCTTTACCCGATTAAACGAAGACACCTGGACCGCGAAGCATACCAAGATCCTCATGGCGACGTACAAGGGCATGAGTGATGAGGATTTGTCGGAGACCATCGGGTTAAAGATCAGCACCATCAGGAATTACCGTAACCAACCTTATTTTCGAGAAAGACTTCAGGCCCTCGCTAACCAATCCTTGAAGGAAGTCATTGCGCACGAGGTTGACCAGACCATCAACTGCCGCGCCCGTAAGAAGCTTGAGGCTGCCCAGAACGAAGCGGTCAACAAGATCATCAGGCTGATGCGTAAAGGTGAATTGAAAGACCGGCTGCAGTACGAAGCCGCTAAAGACATTTTGGACCGAACCGGCCTGAAGGCTGTCGAGGTCATCGAAACGAGAGAACGGCCGTACACACCGGAAGAGGTGGAACGGGCCAAGTCCACGCTGTCAGAGGTGGAAACCATCATTACGCGACTTGAGAACAAAGACAGCAAATTCCTTTTGGCTCGTCAACGCCGGGTTGACTCGCCGATCGTGGATGTGCCGTCGAGCTCCGTGACGGATAAAGGCTCTGATGCACCTACCCAAGAGGAGAGCTCGGATCCGGACTAGCAACGAAGGCCGGAGATGAGACAGCTCTCAAAACAAGCGCAGTACGACCGCATCATGTGTCAGCGTGACCTTTATTACCTCTGTAAAGAGGTGTTGGGTTACAAAGACATGGTGCCCCACGTCCACGGCGACATCTGCCATTTCACGACCAGCCCTAAATACTCAAGATTCAGACAGGCTTGCGTCCCTCGTTCCTTCTTCAAAACCTGGGTTATCACCATCGGGAAATCGATCTGGTTGACCCTCCCCGACGAAGAAGGTCTTTACAAAACAATTTATCCTTACAAAGGCGCGGACGTCCGGATCCTCATCGCCTCCTGCACCGTCGATCTGGCGTCACGCATGATTAACAAGATCAAACGCGAGTGGGAATCAAATGACCGACTCAAGGCCGCTTTCCCCGAGCTTGTCCCCGAGTTCAACAAAACCCGGTGGTCGGACAGTTGCGCTGAGATCAAGCGGCCTGGCCTCTTCACGGAAGGCACCTATACTGCGGTAGGTGTCGGAGGTTCTGTTATCTCGCAGCACTTCGACCACATCATCGAGGATGACTTGATATTTGCGAAGAAAGATGACTTCACGGGACAAGAACTCATGCCGTCGCAGGAAGACATCGATAACGCGATCGGCTGGCACAAGCTCGTCAGTTCGCTGTTCGTCGACCCCAACACCGCCTGCATCGATAACACCGGGACACGATGGGCCCCGCACGACCTGATCGACTACATCCGTCGCTGCGAATCCCAGTACGACTGCTTCGAGATCACCGCGACGAAAGGTGCCGCCTGGCCCGTCGAGTCGGATGACGAGTGCGTCTGGCCAGAGAGATTCGGCGTCGCCACGCTCCAAACCATCCGTGATGCGCAGGGCCCTTCAATTTTCGAAACCCAATACCTTAATCGACCGAGAGCCGGCAGCGACATCACCTTTAACATCGCCCATATCATCCGACACGACGAGTTTTCCGAATACCCGACCGGCATCGCCTGGCGCACGATCGTCGATCTGGCCTCGTGGAAGGACACTAAAAAGATATGCAAGAACGTCGTATTAACAGGAGGGAAAGATGAGAAGAACAACCTCTGGATCGCGCGGGTCGACGCCGGGAAATTCACCCCGACCGAGGTCATCGAGCTCATCAAAGCCCATCAGCGACAATTCAACAGTCGTGTTTTGGTCGAGGAAGTCGGCTACCAGGTTGCCTTGCGCCACTTCGCCCGGCTGGATATGCAAACGAGTGCCGGTGGAGCTTACTTTATTGAGTCTCTCCCTGCCGACAACCGAAAAGGGGCTAAGGATCTTCGTATTCAGTCCCTCCAACCTGTCGTTGCCAATGGAATGTTCCATATTTTGCGCGGAATGAAGGATCTGGTTCAGGAGATCGAGGATTATCCGTACGGCGCCTTCAAAGATATCATCGACGTTTGCGGCTCGCTGCTCCGTTACGCCCCCCGGCCCGTCACGACCGAGCCCGGCCGCTCAACCGACATCTGGTCTTTCGACAATGTCATCGCGGAATTTGAGCGGGCGAAGGGCTCCGGCGCTTCTTTTCTGCCTGATCCTCTTGCTCACGGGGGCCCAGATGCCTAAAAAGACGATCAACCTGACCCCAGATCAACAACGCGTACTGACAAATGTCGTTTTTGCCGAGACAGCCGGCGGTCCGCCGGAAGAAGTCGCTGCCGCAGCCTCAGCCTACCTTAATCGCGTCGAGAAAGAGGGTTTTGAACGAGCCATGGCAGGATCATCCGCCTATAAATTTCGCAGCAAACAGTTCGTCAAGGCCACGACCGGAGACCTGACGCCTTATGAAAAGGCCGTCTGGGCCCAGCACAACGCCATCAACCAGCAGTTGATCGCCAACCCCGACAAGATTCTTCCCTTCACGCATCACGAAAACGTCAGGGCATTCGGTGAACCGTCGTGGGCGAAGGACGCGGTAAGTTTTCAGGATATCGGGCGCCAAAGATTTTATGTTTTGAAGGAAAAACCCCGCGCACGTACAAAAGCCGTACAAACAAAGGTGGGAAAATGACCGAAGAAGCTCAAGAACAGCCTCAAGAAGAAGCAAGGCCGGCAGCCGTCAACCGTGCCGCGGCCGTCAACAGGAGATCAAGGGAATGAGAGCAGGTAACATGCGCCGCATCAAAGCGATAAAAGCAATGAAGGGGAAGAAATGAGTGATGTCAGGGATAAAGAGCTGACGAATTGGCAGGACCGGATCAAGGATGGCCAGCGATTCCAGCTAAAAATTGCCCGTTCGACGGAATGGAACAAGTACAAGGCGTATTACCGGCATGAATTTCAGGAAAACCAAGTCCCGGTAAACCTGATGTACTCCGTTTGCCGCTCCCTCGTCCCCCAAACCTATTTCCGTAACCCGAAAGTCACGGTTACGCCCCGTCGACCGGGTATCGAAGCCGAGCTGATGGCCCGTCTCGTGCAAAAAATCGACAACTGGCTCCTTTACGAGCTCATGACGAAGCGCGAGATGAAAAAGATGATTACTGACACTTTTTTCTGCGGCATCGCCTCCGGTTTCCACGGCTACGACTCCCAGTACGGCCTCGACCCATCGCGAATGATCGGCGGAATGTATTCTATGACCCAATTCGACGCGAAGGGAAACAGAATCGAGACGAACAAAAACGTCCAGCCCGGGATGCCGTGGTTCCTCCGAGCTCGCCCCGAGGACGTTGTCTACCCCTGGGGTTGTTCCGATCCCGAATCCGCCGAATGGGTCGCCCTGCGCGTTTTCCGCCAAGTCCGTGATATCATGGCCGATAAAAAATATTCGAATAAAGCCGGGATTTCCGGTACTGTCGTTCCCAACAGAACGAGTCCCGAGGGCGGAATGGTCGAACCGCTGCCCCAGGCTGGTGTAGGGGCCGTCAACCCCGACGAGCAATGGGTTGAGCTTTGGCAAGTCCACGACGGCAGAACAGGGAAGGTACTGGCGCTAACGATGGACCACCCGTCGCTTCTGAGAAAAGAAGTCGACGAGATGCAGATCGAAGGTTTGCCCGTCGAGACGCTCGTTTTCAACAACGACCCCGACTTCATTTACGGCATCCCAGACGCCCGCATCATCGAGCCCCAGCTCCGGGAACTGATCGAGATCCGCACCCAAGCCCGCAAGCACCGCCGTATCGACATTTTGAAAGGTTTGGTCAAGAAAGGAACGATTTCACCGGAAGAGCTGCAGAAACTGACCAGCGCCGACGTCATGGCCTTTGCCCAGGTCGACACCGAGGGTTCGATCAAGGATTCTGTCGCCACGATGTCCCCCGGGGCATCAGGAATTTTGCAAGATTTGACCCTTGCTGGTGACATCGTCAGAGGTGACATCCGCGAAATGGTCGGGATGTCTCGGGTTGGCTCCGGCGAGTACCAGGGCAAGACCCATATCTCATCCGAGGAGACGAAAAAGGTTTTTCAGTCGATGAACATCCGCCTCGACGAACGGCGTGACGCTGTCGCCGACATGCTCACCGGCATCGTACGCAAATGGAACCAGCAGATCTTTACGCGATGGACGGGTGAGCGCATCGAGCAGATCGTCGGTCCTGACGGCGCGCGCTGGTGGCTGAGCTTCACCGGTCCTCAGATCAAGGACGAATACGACCTGATGATCGAGCCGGAAGAGGGTCCGCCGATGGATTCGCAGTCGAAACGCGAGATGATCCTATCGACAGCAGAGGTATGGTCGAAGCTGAATGCCGGAGCCATCGCGCAAGGGGCTCCTGTTCCGGCCGAGATACAGCGCGCCCTTTTCGCTCAATTCGACGAGTTGGGAATTGACGTCGACCGCCTGATCGCCCAGGCCCAGGTCACCTCCCAGGCTGCACAACAGATGATCGCGGCGGGAACGGGCCAGACACCAGGGAAAGCAGCGTCGATCAGCGATGTTGCGGGAGCATACCAGCGATGATCGGAGACACCTATGGACAATTTAAACGTTCAGAAGAAGGCAAGAGGACAGCACGAAAAACTGACCCCGTTGAGGGTTGGTGGGAGAATCTGGGTCCTTCACCCATATACATTAGAGACAAGTATCATCTCAAGAAAGTTTGCGAACGCATTGAACAAGAAACCGGCCGCCGTCTCATCCCTCGCATGTTTGCGAAAGCGAAAAGCCAGGGTAAAGGGCTAGAGTGGTCATTTTGACGTAACAGCAACACCAAGGAGGGCGCAATGGCAACAGCAGCAAAAAAAGAGAAGGTGGCGGGAACAGCGCCGAAGCCGGTCAAGCAACTCACCGTTGACTTAACCAGCCTCGAGAAAGTCCCAGAATTCACCTTCGAAGGTGACTGGTCAGGTAAGGACGTCCGGGTCGTGCTTCGGCACATCTCTCAGGCATACCGCCGTAACCAGATCGCCAGGGCAAAAGCAATGGCACCACGACAAGAACCCCCGATCGAGCAAGGAGCAAGTAATGACGGAACCAATTAAACCAGAAAACCAACAAGAATTAATTCCCAAAGCTGAACTGGAAACGCTAAAAACAACGTACGAGCAGTCGATCGCCGATCTGCAGAAAAAGGTCAGCGAAGCCCAATCCGCTATCCTGGCTCCAGACTACCTCGAGTACCTTGACGCTAAGAAGAGCCTTAACAAAGGGCAAAAGGTCGAAGGGAATGATGAGGTCAAGGAGCTTCGAAAGCAGTTAGCGGACACGCGGGCAGCGCTGGCTGAAGTCGCTGCAGCCCAAGAACTCGAAACGGTCATCAAGGCCCATCCCGACTTCAACGACGTCCGTAAAGACGTCCAGAAGATCCTCGAGGAGTCCAAGACCGAGCTGACGATCGAACAGGCTTATCTCATCGCGAAGGCGCAAAAGCCTCCCGCTGAGAAAAAGCCCGAAGAAAAGAAGCCTGAGTTCGGGAACGAAAAGCCAAGCGGGGTCTACCCCGTCGAAGGCGACTCGTCAAAGAAGTTCAAGAACGAGAACGACGCGGCTCAAGCTGCTGCCAACGAAGTTTTAGCGAAATACGGTATCAACGGAGGGGTGATATAGGAGCCCAATATGTCAGTACCATCAAGAACAGAAGTTCTCGACGATCTTTATACGTCGACATGGAATAACCGTCGGAGAGAAGTTGTTGACTCGATTTTCGACGCCACACCGTTTTACAAGAAATTACGTTCCGCAGGAGGTATTCAATTAAACGGAACCGGCGGACGGTATCTTGAAATCCCGTTAAGCTACGCCAAAAACGAGACCGTGAAATCCATCGGTAAAGGCGACACCGTTTCGTTGTCGGAAACCAAATTCATGACCATTGCTCAGTACGAATGGAAATTCGTTGCCGGCACCGTCGTGCGTTACATGGTTGACGACCAGCGCAACAAGTCCGTCTCCCAGCATCTCAACTGGGCCAACAGCAAGATCAACAATCTCCGCGACTCGATGATCGATTACTTCGAGACGATGCTCTTCGCGGACGGCACCGGCAATTCCTCGAAAGACTTTGAGGGACTTGGAAACCTGGTCGACATCACACCGACCGGCGCACGTACCGTCGGTAATATCGCCCAGACGACCTACAGTTGGTGGCAGAACAGACAGAAGACAGCGACCGGACCCGCGTCGATCTATCTTCTGTCCGATATGCGCAACCTCGCCAACACTTGTTCGGAAGGCCAAACCAGGTCTTATCCGAACGTGCTGGTGACAACCCAGACCGTTGCTGAGCTCTTCGACGACGAAGTTCTCGAGCAGCGCCAGATCGTCAACGGCGGTACCAATGATCCCGTCGGAGCCGGCGAATCCGTCTGGAAAGGCATCCCGCTCATCTGGAGCGGCCAATGCCCGTCCGGCCGTATGTACTTTCTCAACACCCGATTCCTGGGCCTCAACATCGACCCTGACATGGATTTTCGCATGACAGAGTGGAAGTCGATCCCGAATCAGGTTGAGGATCGTGTGGCGCAGGTTGCTGTGAAGGGTAACTTCATCGCGACCCGTCGCAAATCATTAGGTGTTCTGACAGCAATCGCTTAACCCTGAGCCCCAAGACAATGGGACTTTAAGGTAGACCGAAAAACCAAAAGGAGTTGCAAAATGTCTCAACCATCAAGTGTTGAAAATCTTAACCCCACTCTACCGATCGACCAGTCGATCTATGAAGTGGAAACGACTCAAAAGGCCCCTCTCGGGACCCGTCTTAACCTCGGCGACCGCGTTTATTATTACGCGCAAGCCTCCGCATCCGTCGCTGCCGGTACCGTCTTGTGCGCAGGTGCCCCGACCGCTTCACACCAGTCGGGCATCTTCGCCATCGCTGCCGCCTCCGCTGATGCGAAAGTCATCTCCGGTACATCTTCTGCCGCCGTCACCGCCAACTACTACGCCGAGGGTCACTTCGGTGCAGCTCTTGGCGCAGGCGCCGGTCAGATCTACCGGATCAAGTCACATCCCGCAGGCTCAGCTGCGATCCCGTTCACGCTCTACGATGGTGTGGCGCAAGCCCTCACCTCCGGCGTCGGATTCTTCCTCTACCCGAATCCGTACAAGAACGTCTTCGTAGCTTCCCAGAACCTCGGTATCCCTGTCGTAATTGCCCCGGTCAACGTCACATCCGGCGGCTACTTCTGGGGTCAGAGCTGGGGTCCTGCGAACCCGATCCACGAAGCCGCATCCGCCGCTGGCGCATCGCTTCGTGTCGGAACAACCGGTGGTGTTCTAGCCGTCTTCAACGCCACGACCAACGACGCGACGACCGTTTCGGCGCTCCCGATCGCGAAGAATAGTCCTTTGGCCGCGACAGCGAACCAGAACAACCCTGTTTTTCTGATGATCCGTCCGTAAAAACCTCCGTTTCCCGGGACTTCTCTCTGGAGAGGTCTCGGGATGCGGTTCTTGGAGCTAACGATGAAAACCCTCAAGGTGCTAATGTACAAGTTGTTCCCACGGCTGATGTGCCAATGCCCGTCGCCAAACTTCGAAGTCAGGGAAGGTATCCTGATCTGTAACCGGTGCAACAAACCGATCAACCGTAATAAGCTAAAAGGAGCATTTTAATGAGCGAAATCAAAAATCCAATGCAGGAAAACGCCGAACTTCGTAACCAAGTTGCGTATCTCGAGAACATGCTGCGCAGCGTCGTCAAGCCGCAGCCGGCTCCCGAGTACCCGAAGATGGAGCTGCCGGAGGTTCCGAACGTCCCGCACCAACAGCCGAACGAAGCGCCTCGGCAGGATTGCGAAGGCTTTATTCAAACAGGTGCAGTACCACAGGTCATCGCGCCGCCGCGAGACCCAAAGAAGTCACGGATCATGATAGGTATCCCGATGCTCGACGTGAAATACGAATTTTTCGAATCATTCCTGAAGTTCTGGACTGAGCTCTGTCTCCGCCCAGACCGCCCGTACGAGATCGCTTACCATTTCGCGTACCGCAAACCTGTACACATGGCCGAGGAATATCTCGTTAAGATAGCCCAAGCCAACGACTGCACCCACATCCTTTTTATGGATGACGACATTTACGACGTCAACATGGATATGCTCAACAAACTTTTCTTCGCTGACAAGGATGTTATCGGCGGCATCATGCACGCATCGAAATTCCCTCACGCGATGTGCGCTTTTCGCCGTTACGATCCGACGAAAAAAGTAACCGACATGCCGGTCGACACCTCGATGTACCGCCTCTACGAGATCCCGGCTCTCTGCACAAAATGTAACCATCCCCAGACACATTGGGACGTCAAGTTCTGTCCGGCGTGCGGCGAGAAGATCAATATCGAGATCCAGCGTGCCGACCTGATCCCATTCGCATTCACGCTGATGAAGCTCTCAGTCTTCGACAAGATCAAAAAACCCTGGTTCCACTGCACCACAACCTATCCGACGGACAGCTGGTTCGCTGACCGCCTGCTCGAAGCCGGTCTCGAAGAATATGCTCACATGACCGTCCGGCTCAACCACGCCGGCATCACCGACGCCACAAAGCCTCATTACATGAACATCGGTATGATCGGTGCGCAGTCGAAAAAAGCGGTCGTAAACCTGACACCGGAACAGATGGACATCCACCAGCAACTGCTGGTCGGAAAGATGAACGAGGTTGAAAAGTCTATCAAGCCCAAGCTCCCGTTCGCCGGAGATCCGGCATCGGTAGGCCAGGCTGGAAATAAAGATGTGACGCTGGTGACAGCACCAAGCGCACGTTATTAGAAACCAACATGGAGTCGCTAGTACACCCTAAAGACTAGCGGAAAAGAAAAATGTCAAAACGTCGACGAGCATCAGAACTAATGTTCGGAAAAAGCCACGCCTTACGTTACCCAGTTAAGGTCGTATCAGTTCTCTCCGGAACAGGAACAGAAGAAGCAAAGGGCATCTTCACCGTTGTAGCTTCATCTGGAGCAGCTGACACGGTGCAGAGAGTCTACCTAACCGTAACCTCAGCTACCAATATCGGAACGCTGGTCGGAACCTATTCCGCAACGTTGTAAGGAGACTCAATGGCAGGAACCCTCACAAAAGTTGAAATGCGGGCTGCTGTTCTGGACAACCTCGGCCGTTCCTCGAACCTGACTCTCCGTTCCGGGACGGCCCTGGTTGACCGGATCGACATCTGGCTAAACTGGGCTCAGATCTACATCGCCCGTAAGCACGATTTTTTGTTCAGAACAGCTACCACGTCGACGGTCGTTAACCAGGACTGCTACACCTTCCCTCCTGAGTTCAACGCGATCTACACGATCCGTCTCGAGGATGGTCTGCAGTCGACGAAGCTGACGCTGGTCATGCCGTGGGACTTCGACCGTATCGTCGCCAAGCCAGACGAACTCCCAACCGGCCGTCCTTACTACTATGTTCCGTTCAAGGAAAGCGGTCATTTCGAGATCTTTCCTGTCCCCGACGCTGTTTACACTATGCGTATCCGTTACTCCTACAGCCCAACCGTCTTGCTGACAGGAGGCCAGACATCTGATTTCACCGGTCTTGATGACGTCTTGGTCTACTACGCCACAGCGCAAGGATTCAGGTGGCTTCAGGAATTGAAGGACGCCGCGTACTGGCAAGCCCGCGCGAAAGAAGCCCTTGAAGAAGCGATCGCCAATGTCTCGGAAACTTTCCCCGATTGGCAGCCTATCGCGCACGGTTTCTCAACATATCCACAGGTTCCGACGGGAGAATACTATAACAACCCATTTATCACAAGTGACCCAGGAGCGTAAAAATGTCAGTCAATCCTATCCCTATCAACACAGGCACCGGCCCGAAGATCGCCGCTGACCTGATCGCAACGACGAATTACCAGATCGTCAAGATCGTGCAGGCTGGTGAGGGATCGACTGGTTCGCTCTCTCCTGTCCTTTCTGTCACCAACACCTCGACAGCAACAGTCGTTGTCGTCGGCGTCCAGTCCGGATCATCTGTCAACCAATCACTTGTTCTGACGACCAGTGGTGGAATTCAGAACATCCAGACTGTCGCACAAGTTACAACTATTTTAGGGACGGTTGCCGTCAGCGGTGGAGGTGGTGGGGCTCAATACACCCTTAACACGACTGCCATGGCCAACACCGGCACCGCAACCCTCGTGATGGGTATGCAGACGGGTGGTACGACCGGGCGCGGCTTGGCTCTAACGACCTCGGGACAGGCATTGGTCCAAGTTTCAACCGGAACGATCAGCGTCACGACCGTTGCCACCATCACAACCTTGCTCGGAACCGTCGCGGTCTCGGGAGGCGGGGGTGGTGTCCAATACAGCCGCGGTGACACATCGATCGCAGCAACCGGAACCGGTACTATTGCGCTTGGTGTCCAGGGAACGACCGCATTCGCCATCGCCATCACGTCATCCGGCCAGCAGCTCGTCGCTGTTGCCAACACCCCAACGGTCACAGGAACCGTCGGCGCTCTCTTTCTTCAAACGCTCGACGCCTCGAACGACTCCATTCGTATCTCCGGTGTCCAAACCGGAACATCCGGCGTCTACGTCGGTGTTGCCGTTTCCACGACAGGCGGCTTATACATCGCTTCCGGCGGTGGCGGCGGATCCCAATACGCCAACGCCTCGACAGGAATGGGATCGACCGCAACCGGAACCATCGTCATGGGTATGCAAACCGGAGCGACAACCGGCCGTGCTATCGCCGTCACAACTTCAGGCAACGTCCTGGTTGGCGGGTCCGTCACCGTCAGTGGCACCGTCGGAGCCCTATTCCTCCAAACTCTCGACGGAACAAACGACTCGATCCGTGTCATGGGTCTCCAAACTGGTTCATCGATCCCAGTTTCCATCGCTGTTTCAACAACCGGCGGCCTCTACATCGCATCCGGTGGCGGGGGCGGGGCGCAGTACAGCGTCGGAAACACCAACATGGGCTCGACAGCTACCGGAAACATCACGCTCGGGATGCAGACAGGCGCAACGACCGGCCGAGCGATCGCGTTAACGACATCAGGTCAGCAGCTCGTTCAGGTGTCGACAGGAACGGTCAATATCAGCGGCACAGTCCCGGTCATCCAAACTGCGCACGCTTCCCGTTTCCAAGCCTTCGTTATGGCAACGACATCAGCCGCGGCCGGGGTCATCGTCGTCACATCCGGAGCCCACACGCTCTACATCACCGACATCATGGTGTCCGTTGTTGGGCCAATGACGGTCGGTCTCTACAGCGAAACAACAGGTCCAGGGATCCAGGCGCATCTCGCCACCAACGGCGGATTCGTCAACAATCTCACAGTTCCGTTCGCCTGCTTCACCAACCAGAGCTTGCGCGTCATTCTCTCGTCGAGCGGAACTTGTTCGGTATCGGTCTGTGGTTATACCGTAACTTAAAAGGGATAAAAAATGGCATTCCCAACAACAGCAATTCTCGACAACTTCAACCGAGCCAACGCCGGTCCTCCGCCAAGCGCAAGCTGGACAGGCATCTACGGCGCCGGTCTCGGTGTCATCAGTAACGCTTTAAGCAAGACTGCTAGCGGCGACACCAGCGGCATTCTCTGGACTGCCTCAACATTCGGCCCCAACTCCGAGTGCTACTACACCATAGCGAGCGCCGGAGCAAGTCAAGCTTACGGAAAGATCTACATCCGAATAGACGCCGGCGTAACTGGAGGGTATGCGCTGGCGTGGGGAGCATTCACCTCAGAGATCTCGATCAACGTCGTTGCCAGCGGCACGCTGACAGCGATCGGCGCTACGATCTCCCAAGCCATAACCGATGGCGACAGTCTCGGGATCGAAGTCGTCGGCTCAACGCTGGTCGCCTACCACAAACCGGTCAGCGGATCGTGGACAGCCATCGGGACACGCAGCGACTCAACCTGGACAACGGCCGGGCGCATCGGTCTCGACATGTACGCTGACACCGGAACAGCTGTCAGCTTCGACGATTTCGGCGGAGGCACCTACGTTCCTCCTGCCGCTACAAACCGTAACTTTATGACAACACGTTCTAAATTTTGGGGTGGTTGATGAAAAGATTTCTGATCTCGTTAATTTTTCTTTCTTCTCTATTATCTGCTGTCGTGGCGCAAGCAGCCACCTGGTATGTCCGGACCGATGGCGGCACGCCGACCCAATGCACCGGAACTTCGGACGCTGCTTATCCTGGAACAGGAACAGGCCAAGCGTGCGCCGTCAACCACCCCGCGTGGGTCATGGGGGGTTCTTCGACATTAACAAGCACCCCTTCTATTACTCCGCGTTTATGGAGTGGCGGCGATACGATGATCGTCTCCGACGGCGACTACATGATCGGTCTCGGAATGCCAAATCTTAGCGGTTGTGCCAACGCTTGGTCCTACGATTGTGCTTTAACCGCTATTCCATCCGGTACCGTCACAAACCCAACCCGCATCCTTGGCAAGAACTGGAACACAGGTTGTGCGACGAAACCGGTTTTCTGGGGAACAGAGTCAATGGGTAACACCAATCTCGGAACATTCAACATGACTGGCGCAAGTAACATCGAGATCCAGTGCATTGAGATCACTGATAAAGATGATTGTGGATTCGGCGTTGACCTT